ATTGCTTGGATGTAAGCTCTTCAAATTCGCGTTGTTTGCGAATTTCTTCCTCAGCACGAGCCGTTTCTTCAGCTTTTTTAATAGCTGCCTCACGATCTTGTGCAAGTAATTTAAGTTGTTCTTCCATTGCCTTTGCTCGTGCATCGGCTTCTTCAAGACGCTTGTACATCTTGTCTTTTTCCTGCTTACGGATGTTTTCAACATCTGTCTCAGAAAAGATTTTACCCGTTGGGGTAACTTGATTATTAGGGGCTACTTGTTGAGCCGCTTCATTAAACGCATCAACTGCAATTGCAGGGATGGTGATTTCATCTGTTTCTCGCTTTGCCATAATTTTCTCCTATGTGTTGTTTAGCGAATATTTACTGATGTGGTTTACGAATTATTTGTCTTCGTCTGGAACACGACGCTGTGCAAATCTTGCGCCGTATGCCCGACTAGTCATTTTATTAATTAAATCTTCCTCAATTGGTGGAATACCACCAACACCTGGAAGCGGTCCACCCGTTCCCGAATTTCCCGCACTAGATACATTAGCACCTCCAGCGGAGGTCGTTTGCATGCCGGATGTATCTGGTAGCAATCCAGTAGCAAGCATTACTGCTTGACCGATTTGTGCACGTACCATATCAAGTGCACCTTGATCAATTGCGTCATCCATAAGCTCATCAAAGATTTCAATCATCTTCTCATTCGGGAACTCTTCACCCAACGAACGAAGTGCACCCTTTTTAGATTCAATACCCAATGCCATTTTTGCTTGAGCCTCATTAAGTTTAATAAGCGCATCAACAGGCAGTGGTTCAGGCCAATGGATTGTTGTCTTATATGTGTTTGGGTCCATCGGGTCTAGCTGTGTTAATTGATCCGCTTCTGGCATTGCCGATTGTGTTGGGTCATATACCAAAAGTTCTGGCAAAAATACTGCAGCTGTTCTAATAATAATTTCATTAAGTTTCTCTAAGCCGTTAGTGAAGTGAACTTTCTTCATCTGATAGCGGTTCATCAAAGGCTGGTACTGAATTGCTAGAGCAACGCCAGAAGTATTAGATACTGGTTGGAATTGTCCCAACGCTGTTTCTGGAACTCCAGTAATTTCATGCATTGCTCGCTTAATCAACTGAATGTACTCAAGCGCTCCAGCCATTTCTCCACGAGATTCAAGGTTAAATACTTGTGCATCCTTTGGCAAACCAGCCCAAACTTTCTTTGGACCTCGCTCAAGTTGACTTGCTTTTGCGCCAGTAATAATCGTTACAGGAGCAGCGTGGTAGTTAATGATGTCTGAAACTTCAGTCATCTTTTCATTCAACTCACGGTTTAGTTGGATTACATCCCAAATATCTGATTGACCCCATGGTGATGAAGTGATTGTGATGTTTGGAATATGAACGATAGGAACTGTTCCAATTGGGTTTGGATACGAATCAATTAGTTCGTCGTTTACATATTGCTGAACCAATTCGTCTGTAAGAATTTCTGTAAAAGTGTAAACCTGACGAGTTCCTTCTGGAGATGTTCCCCAAAAACGATACTTAAGTTTAAAACGCAACAATCGTTCACGATCATGTGGATGGTATTCAGGGAAACAGTGCGCTGGGTTAAGAGGCAAGATGCGAACACGACCTGGGCGAACAACACCAGCACCATCTGCGTACGGTTCATCGTACGCAACTTTTACAAAACAATCTCCAGTAACACTAGCTAATTGCCCCATTTGCCAAAGCAAATAATGTTTGTTGTTTTGGTTATCCCAGATTTCGTGAAGAAGCCGTGGAATGATTGCTTGATTTTGCTCAGGAACTTTAAACTGAATTCCTTTACCAAAGCAAAAGTTGGTGATAAAGTCCGACATCGTTCGGACGTAATTCATTGTGATGTTGTTGTCGCCCATTTCGCGACGGTATGACCAATGGTGTCCTAAGTACCAAGCCCATGCAGCTGAATAACGATTAAGGCGTGGGCCGTGAACTTCAAACTCTTCGTCGGCAAGTTCAACTAATCCTAAAGGGCTGATAGCAACTGTTAGGTCGCTAGATGCAGCCCTATAAGACGGGGACCAAAAATCAATGGGCATTTAAAACCTCTTTAAGAAAGTAATAAGATATTACTTCTTTTTTGCTGGGGCTTTTTTGGCAGCAGGTTTTGCTGGAGCTGGGGCTGCGGCTACGGCTTTAGTAGCCAAGTCAATCAACATGGTTGTGTTTTTGTCACCGATTTTAGTTGAAATAAATGACAGAGCAAGCGCTGCTACTGGAACACAGGCAGCTACTACTTCTGCTGAAACGTCGTATTTTGTGCCGACGTATGTCAACAAGCCTAGCAAGGCTCCTTTTGCTGTTGCGTCTACATGAGCTGTTTTCATGGTATTACTCCTTTTGTTGGTTTGTTAATTATACAGGTTTACGCGATTTACTGCGCACTTCGTATTCTTGCACAAAGGTGTGGTATGGCGCACCCGTGTAAGGGTCAAACTTAGCAGAGATTGCAATGGCTTTTATAGCGTTGGATTTTGCTTGGTTTACCGTCTGCTTTCTATTGTGCACTAAAGCCTGTAATGCCCCAAGAGCATATGACGAACCAGTGCCAATTGCATAAAGTCCTGTAAAGTCGGAATACCACGAATAATCACCATCAATTAAGTACAGAGTTCCATTGATCGCCAAGAGGATAGTTGACCCTTGTTCAGCCATGTGTTCTTTATCATCACGATCAGGAACTGAGTATCCCTGAGAATCAAAACATTCTCGTAGTGCCGGAATGAACTTGCTGGTAATAAACTGATCTAGTTTCTTACCTTTAGTGTTGGGTGTTGGCGTAGGTGGTTGAAATACATGTTGAAGAATATTAATTGCTCTAAGATCACCAGCAGTTGCCAATAAGTATTTTCCATTGACAGCCACTTTTCCAGAACCTTCACGCAAGGTTCCTATTTGGGATATCAGTCCATCAGAATAAGAATCACTAATACGAGAGTCAGCACAGATTAACGAAAACCCGTCTCCTTGAATAGCAATAATTGTTGTCATGTGTTTTAAGCACTGTACTCTTTGCCGTGGTACATTGCCCAACCATCATAAATTGGAATTACTTCGTATGCAAACTTGTGTGCCCCAGTGTCTTCATAAGTAACTACACCAAGACCTTGTTGCCAGTTCTCATACCTAACTAATGGACGCCCATCTAAATCTACGCCACCTTTAGTAGAGGGGATAGCGCCATCAATGCGAGCGAGACACCCAGGCGACGCCGCCATGATTGTGCGAGGACCATCAAAGTCTTCTCTAGTTTTATACGCAGTTTCAATCCTGTGAATGTGTCCATAAATTACGCTCGTTTTCTCTGCATTTAAGTAAACGTGTGCTGTTGACCCTGATGATTTAACTCTATCTCCATGAATGACTCGTAATTTTTCATTAATCCAAAAATCAGATGCTGGATAACCTGGTCGGTATTCAACACCAAATTCATCCATTCGGCATAGATATGGAACACTCAATACTGGCCAAGATTCTGGAATATTTCCTTTTCGCAATCCATAGGCAGCACCAGCATTGGTAAGTAAGTATTTAGGCATTCTTTCTTCATGGTTTCCTGCTAACCAAACAATTTGTGCGCTTGGAGCAGCGTTTCGCATCTCTGCACAAAAAGCAGTTGCTCTATCAATTGATGCCTGTGTTGTTTGGGCGTACGCTGGGTATGTAAGATATTTTCCCATCTCTGGTAAATCTAAGTTATCACCAACGCAAACAATCACTTCTGGCTTTACTGCTTTGATTATTGCCAATGAAACAGAAATTGCTTTTTCGTCATGAGTTGCTTCTAGCTCTCCAGACCTACCACGATAGAATCCTATTTGTAAGTCGGGAACAACAACACACGTTTTAAAACCAGTAGTTGGTTTAGACGATGTTTTGTTTACAGGAACTTTAAAAGAAGGACCTTGTTTAACCAAGGGCCACTCTGGACCAACTTCCCATTTAGGAGATAGTTGGACAACAACTGTTTCTTGGGTTTGAGGTTCGCCCTCTTTGTCTTTAGAAAAACGCTGTGTAACAGTAACTTTTTTAATGTCACCTATCTCCGATACATCAATGTCTTTTTCAAGCAATACGTCTGCTAAAGAACTAAGCAATTTATCTTTGCGTTGTTTCTTTTCTTGTTCAGACGTGATGTTATTTAATTTGCTTTGCAAGTTACTCATTGTTTGTTCTCCAAGTTATTCGGAAAGCATAAACATTGATCATCTGTTCCCGCTTTAAAACAATGACGTTTATGATTGATTGTGGTTCTTGATATTGAAAATCCTTCTGTAATTAATGCTTTATGTATTTGACTTGATGAAGCAGGGCTTTGTAGTGCAGATATAAAAGCTTTCGCTGTTTCTTTGTCCAATCGCTTGTAAATCTTTCCCAACGGACAAGGTGCTTCAACTGACTGTGACATCACCGCTAGTTTAGATAGCAGTGTTTCTTCTTGTGTACCTTTTGTCATTTTGGTTCCTTTTTAGCCAATTTGTTTTTCTTTTCCAACAACAGCTTGTCTATTAAGTCTACTAACGTCTGTTCTTCCATTTTCCCTGGATAGACTTTTCGTAGAAAGTAAACAATTAGATCAATGTCTGAAACCCGCATATAGGCATACTATCAACTCAATGACGAGTCGTCAACAGAGTGTTGTAATGTCTATTTCAATCCGAGAAGTTCTTTTACCTTTGGACCAACGACGGAGTCGGCGTTAAGCTTGTTTGCAATTTTGAACGCTTTGACAGCCTCTTGAGTTTTTGGACCAAGGTCGCCATCAATTGCCCCGTTGTAAAAACCTTTGTCTTTAAGGGCTTGTTGAAGTTCTTTGTTTGCATCCTTAGAAACATCAGCTACCGGAGCTGCTGCTGTGCTGGCAACAGGTGCTGGTTGCCCAGCAGCAAAGGCAACAACGGCTGGAGGTGGTGTATCACCACATACGTAGCGCAAGTGCCAGGGTTCGCTGGGAACCACTTCCCATGAAAATCCAAAATCTTTAACATTGGCAATTAACCAATTGAGACGCTTTGGCTCACTTGCTGAGTGCACGTCAACGGCAATACCAAGATTATGGTTTGATTTGCCTGGGGTGGCAAGCATTGCCATACCTTTTTTCAAGTACCAAGTTTTTCCTTCAAATGTTTTTGTGCTGGTTCCCTGAATTGGTTCCAAAACGTAGCGCTGCTTAAAACTCGCCAATTGCGACTCGTAACTGCGATAGAGGTCGCCAGATGACGTGGGCTTGAGTTCAATTCCGTCTGCTTTGGCTTTGGCGACCATTGCGTTCCATGCATTTGCTGCAAGCCAGTGGAGTTTTCCTCCTGTTGGGATTGCTCTGAGCAGTGATTCGGGTAGTTTTCCAGGTTCAACTCCTTTTAGGTCTTTCGGCATAACAATAGGAACGATGTAATCCCAAGCAACTTTACTCATTATTTATTCCTTGTCTCTCAACGCACGCATGGTTGTCTATTCTACACCATCTCTATTTAGTGAGGTAAACTGTAAATTATGGTTATTACCTACAATGTTATTACTTTAAGTAACTCTGCTGCAACTTCCATTTCGTTAAACAGTAATGAATTGGTAGAACACGATATTGAGTTATACGTCCAGAATCTTAGTGACACCGCTTATGTTTATATTGGAGATTCTGCGGTCACAAGTAGTTCTTTTGGAATGCGACTTGGTCCAAATGATTCCATGACTTTTGATTACCGTGGTTACGATGTAAGACCAACGTTTTACGGAATTTCTAGTCAAAACAATTCTCAAGTAAGCGTATTTAGAGTTCAACGATGACCGCTCCTGGCCTGCACAGGCTTATTTCTCCTATTAGCACTGGAGGAATTACTGGAAAAACTTTAACGTATGCGCCAACGTGGGCTTCTTTAGGAAACAGTATCGTTCCATCTAATGGAGGCGCTGGTGGTGTTGTTGGTAAGTATTGTTTAGTTGGTGAGTTGGTTCAATTTGAAATTTTTGTAAACCTAACAAACGTTACTAATTTTGGAACTGGACAATACACACTTACCGTTCCTTTTGCTCCAAGACAAAATCAAGCCTTTAGAACCGCTGGTCTACATTCTTCTTCAAACCACTATGCCATTATGCTAGATGTGGTTGCAGGAAATACCACTGGAAAACTGTATTACAATGGCTCAAATGGTCAAGATTTGGCGATGACTAAAAACTCTCCTCACGTACTTGATGCAGCCGATTTCTTTTATGTTAGTGGTTTATACCTACGGCAAATTTAAGCAGTTTCTTTAGCAGGTGCCTTTTTATCAACTTTGTTAAACACATCGTTAATTTCAGAATAGGTTAATTTGCCATCTTCTA